TATATTTAGTTCCTTTAACTGTAAAAGTCGCGTCTATTGGAACTTGAACTCCGTCTAGGCTTAAGTGGTCCGTTTGATCCCTTGGAATCCTACGAGTCCTAGAGTCTTGGGTAGAAATCCACTCTTTAACGGTAACTAATCCGGTAGAGACTGCGCCTACTACCGATCCTATATTAGCCGCTCTTCCCGTTTCGGTCCTTGCGATTAACTCGGCCCTAAAGTTAGTTATCCCGCTAGTTTTTAGTAGCGCGATAGATTGTTGCGTCGTTAAATTTTGTTCTTGGGCTTGAATAAGAAAACTTCTTATTTGTTCTTTTGTAGTGTCAGTTATTCCCTCGGCTAAGTCTTCTAGTCCTTTAGTTTCTAGATAGGCTAGAATAGTATAGGCCCATAGATCCACTAATTCCGATTTAGTTTCTAACGGACCGTAAAAGGATTTAACTCCTTTCTTAACGTCTTTATAAGCGATCCCCGCCATTTTAGTACCTAGCGCAGTATGTAGCTTTTGAATAGTCTTTTTAATTGCCTTACTACTAATAGCGTTATAATCTTGCGTCTTACAGTAGGTATCTACTTGCCTTTGTAACTCCTTTTGGAATTTAGGGGAGTATTGTTTTAAAGCGTTCCAATAAAGTTTTTTATAGTCTTGCCATATCATAACTATAAGTTATCGCTAGGAAGTGTTAAGGGTTGGAACTCGTCGGTAGCTTGTAAACTACTAGGAATATATAATTTCTGCATTTCGTCCGTAGGAATATAGTCCGGAGTTTTTATACCCATTATTTCATTTTTTTGCGCCGGCGGAATCCACCACGCTTTTTCTAACCAAGTTACTTGCTCCGTTTTATTTGACTCTAATTCTTGATAGACTTTAATATCGTAATCGACATAAATATCGGTCCCTTTATAACCCCAATCCGTGTGGAGTTTTCGGTTAAGATTGTCTCTTAATGAATCTAGTAAAGGAATAGCGCAACGAAGAGTTAACGCTTTCTCGCCTTCTAGTTGGTTATTGTATGTCTTATTATCTGCGTCGTTTAATAACTGCGAAGGAACTCCGTAGATATTACAAAGGGCTTTCATATCCCACTTTTCGGACTCGATAATATTTAACTCTACCGGACTTAATCCTATTTGTTTCCAATCTACTTCGTACGCAGAAACCGCAATAGAATTAAAGTTTTCTGCGCCTCCCTTTTGTGCGATTGAAGTCTTTAACGCTTGCGCTTGTTGACCTCCGCTAGCCGGATCGAATCTTTGATCCTTCATAAATAAAACTCCCGCCGGTCCTCCATTTTGGAACGCAGAAACCGCCGCAGTCTTTGCCTCGTTGGATCTAGTTAAAGTCCTAGAAGCCGCCAATAAAGGAGACTGTCCGTAAAGTTGGTTACCGGTAACGGTCCAAGAAGGATTAAAATATTTATCGTGTAAAATTTCCTTAGCGTCAAAGGACCACATTTTACCGTAGTATAATTGATAACCTAATCTAGTAGGAGGGAAGACTTCAATATCCGCAATAATAGCCATATATTGAGCGGGAAGAGCAAATAACTCGTAAGGCTTACTTTGATTGTTTCCGCTTTCTATTAGCTTAGCGTATAAGAAAGTATTTCCTATCATTAACTTAAATCCGCAGTATTGTTCTACTAGATCCGCGAAAGTATCTTCCTCGTTAGGATATTTTAGTAACTCGTTAAGACGTGCGTCTCCGGTATACATTTCGTAGGCCTTTGTATGTAGGTCGGATACTTCTTGCCAATTAGTTATCTTATCGGGTTGCTTCATTAAAGCCTTATAACGCTTAGAGGAAACTTCGTCTACTACTTTATAAACGTGAAACGGCGCTAGCTTTGCTTTGTCCGTTATTAGTTTTATGATAGAGTAAACTATGTCGTTAGCTTGATAGCCGTCTCTTACGTAGGCTTGTTGGTTACCTCCTTGCCAAGTAACGATCCCTCTTTGGATTGCTACTTGTTGCGCAGTATTAAAATTGGGAGGTAGAACTGTGTCTAGTGTCTTTTTATTCGTGAATATATCAAATAACCCCATAATAGAATATTTATTCAAAGTTAACAATTTTTATTTACCAAACGCCGACGACAAACTTCGGCTTAAACTCGAACCAAGTTCTCATAGCTAGCATATCCGAGAAATCGGGGGACCTTCCTATAAGTTGCTTTACTTTATCTTTTGGGATAATCCCTTTTTTAGCGTCGTTATCTACTGACTTTTGCTTTATTTGCTCTAACTCTTCTACGATCATTTGTTTGAAGTTAGAAGGGCAATCTATATATATTTCGTCGCTATTAATCTTCTCGGCTAACTTAAAATAACATTGGCTCTTTAAGTTGTCAAAGTTATCCTTTGTTCTGCTTATAGGGTTTTCTAGGGGAGAACTGTTATTTACAAATCCCTTGCAAGCTAGTATATCTACCGCTCCCCCGCCTACTCCGTCTTCGTCTAGTAGTACGTTAGAAATAGGTACCGAGTTCTCGGCCATTAATTGTCTAACGATCTGCGCTACTTCTACTATCGACTTCTTAGAGTACCTATAAACCTTAACGCGGTAGCCACTCCATACACCGATAACAGTACTATCGCTACCAAACCGAGCAACGTCGCAAGTAATATACTTATCGCCGCTACTAACAAAATCGTTACTAAAGCTATTAATAATCTTATCATAGTCTATAAGGCTTGAAGGATCGGATAAGTATTCCCAATTACCAAACAGTAAACGCTCCTTACTTTCTTTGTCTAAAGTTAATAAGTTTTGTTTATAGTGTTTAGAAATAAAAGGATTATCGTCGACGAGTGATTGAATAAACTTTTTATTTGGTTCTAATTCTGCGTCTCGGTCCGGCTTATAAAACTCGGAGTAGGTCCAATTCTTAGCGGGGTTACAAGTGTATAACTGTTTCGGGATTAGGTTGTAATCGTCTAGCCTAAAACGAATCCTAGACTTAACGATATTCTTTGCCTTATCGGTTACTTGATTAGCCTCGTCTATAAATGAATCGGTAATTTCTAACGATCCTAACTCGTCAAAGTTTGGATCGCTAGGGTATTGGAATAAATCCTTTAATAAGATTACGGAACCATTAAAGAACTCTATTTGATTTGATTGTCCGTTATAACGGTAGTGTTGATTAGCTACTAGTCCTTGTATTTTAGCTACTTGAAAAAAGGAAACTAAGGTAGTTTCTTTAAGTGTCTTTAGGACCGCTCTACCTATTAGTCCTCTAGTCTCCGGATATTTTAATCTGCGTTTAATTTGGAAATAGCACCCAAGCGCAGTCTTGCCTCCTCCGGCTCCTCCGCCGAATAATACTTCGTTTGTTATATTGTCCTCTAAATAGTCTAAAGCGATCGTTTGCTTTACTGTTAGCTTCATATTAGGATTATAAGGAACTCGTTTTACTTTCGTAAGTCTTCTCTTCGTTCCAAGTTACTTGCATATTTCCGGAGTGTTCTATTTCTTGTTTCTCTATGTAACCTCGTTTCTTGCCTTTAGTCTTTAGGTAAAAGATAGTAGACGAAACTTCGCCCTTCTCAATTTGTTTATGTAGTTTACTTTCTACAAAGTCTAAAGTAAGGTCCGCTACTGCCTCTACTTCTAGTTTATATTCCTCGTCGTTACTTATCCAAAGATAATGAGTAGATCGACAAATTCCGACCATTTTAGCGGCCGTAGTAACTATCCCTAGGCTTTTCTCTAGCGCTTCTATCATTGCCCTTTTTTGTATGTCCATTTTAGTAGATTTATTCTTTTGCAGTTAGGGAGGGAGTCGAACCCTCGTTTAAATTAAATAATAAATTATTTACTTCTTTATCGCATACCGTATCGAACCTAACTAATTACAAAGTTAAAGATTAAACCCGCAGTTCGGGCAAGTTATCGGTTCCTTAACGTTTGTTTCGTCTTTTGGTTCCGGTACTTCTTTGTCAAAGGTAGGTAAATCTACTCCCCATTCTACGAGGGCAGAAACGGACCATTCATTCGCTAGAGTGTCCCAATCCCACTCGCCGAAGGCTAGGTTATCTTTGATAATAAACTCTTCCTTTTGTTCTTTGGTAAAGTTCATTACTTGCTTAACGGGAACGTCTAAAAGGCCCGCTTCTTGGCAAGCCCTTAGACGCATATTTCCGCCGAGAACTATATTATTCTCGTCGATTACTAGGGGACGTAATTCTAACATTTGGGGGAAGGATCTAATAGACGCTACTAGTTGCTTGAACTTATCGTCCTTTATATAACGGGGGTTAGACGGGTTAGGTCGTATTTCGTTTATGTTCATAATGTTTTTATTTGCCTTGGCCTTTGTAGGCTTTAGTAGGTTTGTCTTTAGGTCCTTTTGTTTTACTTGCTTTACCGCCTTTTCTGCGGCCGAAAATTACTTTACCGGAGTTACTTAGTTTCGCCATTTTTATATTTATTTATTATTTCATACAGTTCGGCCCTCGTCCATTTCTTGACTCTATCGTTTACGGCTTGGCGTTCTAGGTTCTTTACTGCGTCTTCGCCTATTTTTCTTACGAGTCCTATTCTATACATAGCTTGGTTGCCGTATTTATACATATTACAAGAAGCGCATTGAATATTAACGTTTAGTTCGTTATATCTAAGAGAAGAGAAACCTTTAACGGGGAAATAGTGGCCGGCTTGATTGGCCGAGTTAGATCCGCAAGAAATACAAGTTTCGTCTTCGTCTCTTTTACGAACATAAGCGTTAAAAACCTTTTGAGTTTGCTCTAGTACTTTGGGTAACGGCTTTAATGTCATTAACCAAATTTAGGATTTATTTTTATAAATTACTCTTTTGACCTCGAAGTAGACGTTTGCAGTAATAAGAAGTAAGCAAGCTAACGGGACCGAAATAAGTAAAAAGT